AGTATTTCTTAAATCTGGTTTAGAGGAAGTAGTTTACAATTTCTTAAATAATAACAAAATAAAATTTGTTTATGAAGGAGTTAAGATTACTTACTCTATGCCTGAACAGAAGAAAACTTACACAGTAGATTTTCCTATTAATAAAGTTCTTATAGAAACTAAAGGTGCTTTCAATTCAGCAGATAGAAAAAAACATAGATTAATCAAAGAGCAACACCCTGAGTTAGATTTAAGATTTATCTTTTCAAATTCTAAAACAAAGATTGGGAAGAAATCTCAAACTACCTATGGGAAATGGTGTGAACTATTTGGTTTTAAATATCACTGCATAGCAACAACAAAGAAACCATTTCCAAATGAATGGTTAAAAGAAATTCAGGAGAAACAAAATGGCTAGAAAAGAAACTAAATACATTGTTATACATTGCTCATTATCTAAACCTTCAATGAATGTCACAGCAAAAACTATTGACCAATGGCACAGAGCTAGAGGTTGGTTACAGATAGGTTATGCAAGAGTAATTAAAAGAGATGGAACTATAGAACAGGGCAGAGGTGATGATGAATTACAAGCTCATTGTGAAGGTTATAATCATTGTTCAACAAGTGTCTGTTTAGTTGGCGGATTATCTGAGGATAATAAAAACACTGATAACTTTACAGCAGAACAATGGGATAGCTTAAAAAAATTATTAGCTGAACTTGTTCTTAAATATCCTGAAGCAAGAATAGTTGGTCATTATGAACTTAATGAACATAAGACTTGCCCAAACTTCAATGTAAGAACTTATTTGTTACATGAAGATATTGAGAATTATAAATTTCAAGACGCACTAATGGACAGTGCAGATGAACAAGAAGCTCTAAAAGCTGGTGAACTCTAATAATGAAAGTTCTTTTATAAGACACTCTCCTTGTCCTGATTGCGGTTCTAAGGATAATTTAGGTGTCTATACAGACCACACACATTGCTTCGGTTGCAAAGAAACAAAATATTTTAACGCACCACAAGACACAACACAAATTCCAAAAGTAAGGACTGATATGATTGACGGAACAATACAAGCATTACCAAAAAGAAAAATTAACTCAGATACCTGTAAAGTATTTAATTATGAAATTGGTTTTTACAAAGATAAGCCAGTTCATATCGCAAACTACTTTGATAAAAGTTATAAGAAAGTAGCCCAACATTTAAGATTCGTTGATAAATCTTTTATTTGGCTAGGTGATGTAAATTCAATCACTCTCTTTGGACAACAAAGCTGGAGAGATGGCGGTAGAATGGTTATCATAACTGAAGGGGAGATAGATGCTATGTCTGTTTCCCAACTTCAGAATAATAAATATCCAGTTGTCTCTGTACCATCAGGAGCTACATCAGCTAAAAAATATATTAAAAAAGAATTAGAATGGCTTTCTAAGTTTGACAGCATTGTTCTTATGTTTGACAACGATGAAGCAGGTATTTCTGCTTCCATTGATTGTGCATCAATTCTTCCAGTTAAGAAAGTTAAGATTGCAAAACTTCATGGTAAAGATGCTAACGAATTATTATTAGATAACAAAGGTGATAAAGTTATAGACGCAATATGGGGAGCTAAACCATATACACCTCAAGGAATTATATTAGGAGAAGATACAAAAGAATTATTACTTATAGATGAAGCATCTGAAAGTATTCCTTATTGTTGGAATGGTTTAAATCAAAAACTTTCAGGAATAAGATTTGGAGAACTTACATTATTAACTGCTGGTTCAGGCACAGGTAAATCTCAAGTATGTAGAGAAATTGCTTATGACATTATTAGTAGAGGATTTAAAGTTGGTTACATTGCTTTAGAAGAAAGTGTTAAGAGAAGTATTAGAGGAATTGTTTCAATCCCACTTAATGCTCCAATACATAATCCTGAAGTAAAGAAAACAATACCAGAAGAACTTATTGTTACTGCTTGGGAAAATATAAAAGATAAGATTTGTTTCTACGACCACTTTGGTTCTAGTGATAGTGAAGATTTAATAGGTCGTATTCGCTATATGGTACAAGGGTTAGACTGCAAAGTTATATTCTTAGACCACATATCTATTGTTATTTCAGGCATAGAAGAAGGTGATGAGAGAAGATTAATAGACAACACAATGACTAAACTAAGAAGTTTAGTTGAAGAATTAAAGTGTGCAATGTTTGTTGTCTCACACTTAAAAAGACCTGAAGGTAAAGGACATGAAGAAGGACAAGTTACTTCTTTAAATCAATTAAGAGGTTCTCACTCATTAGCTCAATTATCAGATGCAGTAATTGGTTTTGAAAGAAATCAACAATCTGAAAGCGATAGCAATGTAATGCAAGTTAGAGTTTTAAAGAACAGGTTCAGTGGTGACACTGGAATTGCAACAACATTAATTTACGACAAACAAACAGGAAGATTAACAGAAGGTACATTTGATGAATAAACAAATATTAGGAAAATTTATATTAGGTTATCTAGTTGAGAAACCAGATTACTTAAGTCTGTCTATAGAACAGAAGCAAGTTGTGTATGAAACTTGTCAAACTATTATGACTGCAATCTATAATGCAATTAGATATGAAAATGTTTTTCCAGTTATAATGTGTGGAGATGCCGAAGCTAAGAAAGTAATTTCAAAAGCAATGACAAGCATAGCAGAGTTTCTCCCAAGTACAGATAAAATAACAATAACTCAAATACATTAATTATGGATAATTTTATTTTACAAAAATTTAGAGAACAAGTTGCTAGACAAATTGCAAGAACTGAACGTATAAGAAATATTTTTGCAATAGTTATATTTATATTAGTTCTGGTAGCTTTTGTTTACATCGTAACTAAACAATTTAGTTTAGCTAAATATTTTTTTTTATAAAAACAGATAACCAAACTTATACTTTATCAATAGATAAAGGTGATACCTGCACTCAAGCAATAGAAAAATTTACAAAAAATAAATTAACGTACAATGGTGAGAGAATAGTTCTCACTGGTTGTTACAAAATAAATTAATATGAAATTAGTAATAGACGTTGAAACAAATGGTTTCTTAGATAAATTAAACAAAATTCATTGCTTAGTTTGTAAAGATACAGAAACAAATAAACTCTATTCATTTAATCCTAAAAATATTAAAGAAGGTTTAGAATTAATTAAAAATGCTAAAACTTTAATCGGTCACAACATACTTTCTTTTGACTTACCTGCTTTAGATAAAGTCTATGGTTTTAAATTTAATGGTGAAGTAGTTGATACATTATTATTAAGCAGACTAATTTGGACAAATAGAATTGAACAAGACTGTAAGTTAAATTCTTTCCCACCTAAACTTATAGGTAAACATTCTATTGAAAGTTATGGTTATAGATTTGGTTTATTAAAAGGTGACTTTAAAGATAAAGAAGATTTTCAAGAATGGTCTCAAGCAATGCAAGACTATTGTGAGAGAGATGTAGAGATTACAGACAAGTTATTTAAACTTATTAAGAACCAAAACTACTCTAAAGAAGCTATAGAATTAGAGCATAAGTTTGCTTACTGGATTAAGAAACAAGAGGATTATGGGGTAGATTTTGATGTGACCGCTTCTGAGTGGCTATATCAATCCCTTACGAAAAGAAGGTTAGAGCTGGAACAAAAACTAGCTTTAACCTTCCCAAACTGGGAACGATTTGACAGGACTGTTAGACCTAAGAGAGACAACAAAACTTTAGGTTATAAAAAAGGTGTACCAGTTAAAAAGTATATAACTGAAGTATTCAATCCAAATTCAAGAGACCACATTGCTAATAGACTTCAAGTCTTATTAGGTTGGAAACCAAAACATTTTACCGCAACAGGTAAAGTAGAAGTAAATGAAAAGATATTAAATGAACTTCCTTATCCTGAAGCTAAAATATTATCTGAGCATTTTTTAATACAGAAAAGAATTTCACAACTTGCAGAAGGTGAACAAGCATATTTAAAATTAACAAGGAACAATAAAATTTATGGGAAAGTTATCACCAACGGAGCAGTTACAGGAAGATGTACGCATCACTCGCCAAACCTTGCACAAGTACCAAGTAAAGACAGTTTATATGGTAGCGAATTTCGTAAGTTGTTTATTGCTCCTACCAATATGGTTATGTGTGGTATTGATTTTTCTGGTCTTGAGCTTCGTGTCCTTAGTCATTACCTTTATAATTTTGACAATGGGGAATTTCAAAAGAAATTACTTGAAGATGATATACATACCGCCAATCAACTTGCTCTCGGATTATCCTCACGTTCTCAAGCTAAAACTTTTATATATGCTTTCATATATGGTGCTGGAAGTAAAAGAATTAGCGAAATTCTTAACGTCTCTAATGCGGAAGCTGAAAGAATAAGAAAAAGATTTGTAGAAGTTTTGCCATCTTTAAAAACTTTAATAGATGTAGCTCAAAATAAATTTAGAAATCTTGGCTATGTCAAAGGTATTGATGGAAGAAAACTTATATGTCGTGCAGAGTATAGTGTTTTAAATACTCTTATCCAATCTGCTGGAGCTTTGCTTGTTAAGCAAGGAACAATAATTATTAACGACAATCTAATTCGTAATGGGTTTGTGTTTGGTCAGGACTACGCAATGGTTCTCCACATACATGATGAAATGCAATTTGTAGTTAGGAAAGAAAAGATAGAACATTTTAAAACTATAGCTTCCTTGACTTTTGAACTAACAAGAAAACATTTTAATTTTAGATGTCCATTGGCAGGTGAAATGAAAATAGGAAGTAATTGGAGTGAAACACACTAACAAGTTTGATTTAGATTTGGCATTTGGTCAAAAGTACGAAAACGAATTTCAAAAAATAGTAGAAGGAACTGTTGAGATAAAAGCAGATAGATTATGGAAGAAGACTTCTAATATATTTATTGAAAAGGAAAGTAGAGGAAAACCTTCAGGTATTGAAGTATCTAAAGCTAGGTACTGGGTATTCTTCTTAGAGGTAGGTAAGAGAAAAGAACAGATATTCATTGGTATTCCATTAAAATTATTAAAGAAATTTGTAATTGGTTATCCACTTAAAAGAGGTGGAGATGCCTATACGTCTGTTGGTTATGTCGTACCAGCTAAAGACCTCGTAGATTTTTACATTCAAATAAAACAATTCGGAGAAAAATAATGACAAACAAATCTTTCTTTTACAAAAAAAATTCTCACGTCAGTAAAGAAGTAAAGCATGAGTGCAGATGTGAAGACGTGATGGATAGAATGAATGAGGAAATAGAAAATCTTAAAACAATAATCAAAGGATATAAAGATGAGCTTAAAACTGAAAGAGATAGAACTGTATAAAAAATATAAGATAGTTTTCATTGACCCTACTGGCGATACAGGTTGGGCAGATAGACATGATTTTGAAAAATTCTTTCCTGAGCATTGTGTAATTGAAGGATTTGTATTTTCTAAAAATAAACAATTTGTAAGAACATTTGCTTCTTATTCTGTTGATGAACATTTTAGAATTACAGCTTATGGAGACAGGAATGTTTTACCTACTTCCTGCATTGTTGAAATGATTGAAATAAAAGGAAATAAAAAATGAAAAACTTAAATGAATTTAATGCTAACAAAAATAAAATAATGTTAGTTGATGGTGATTTACTTGCTTACAAGATTACTTCTTCACAAGAAGAACCTGTTAATTGGGGTAATGATGACTGGACATTACATTGTGATTTTAACTTATGTAAACAATTATGGGTACAGTCTATGGCATACTATATGCAACTTACAAAATCTAAAGATACTCTAATTTGTTTCTCAGATAAAAATAATTTTAGAAAAGAGTTAGATAGCACATATAAATCATATCGTAAGAATATTAGAAAACCTGTTTGCTATAATGAATTAAAAGAATGGGTTGGTACTCAATTTAAAACTCAATCATTTAAAAATTTAGAAGGTGATGATGTTCTTGGGCTATTAGCTACTGGAGATTATAAAGATAAGTGTGTGATAGTATCTGGTGATAAAGACATGAGAACAATAGCTGGTTGGCATTGTTTTATAATAGATGACAGCATTGAATATGTAGATGCTAACAAAGCTGATTATAATTTCTGCACTCAAGTATTAGTTGGAGACCAAGCCGATGGTTACAAAGGTTGTGTTGGTGTAGGAGCTGTTAAAGCATCTAGAGTATTATTAGATAAGAAAAATATTGATGACTTATGGGAAGCTGTTGTAGCTGAATTTTTAAGAAACAAATATGTCCCTGATGATGCTTACCATCAAGCTAGAATGGCAAGAATATTAAGAGCTGGTGAATATAATTTTAAAACAAACAAACCAAAACTTTGGAACTATAGATATGAAGACTTCACAAATACTGCAAACAGCAGAAAAGCTAGTTAGTACCGATAGAAGTAAAACTCATGGTGATAAGAAAGTTAATCACCAGAATATTGCTTCTCTTTGGAGTGCTTACTTAGATTATCCATTAACAGCTAAAGACGTAGCTATTCTTATGGTTTTACTAAAATTAGCTAGAACTAAAGCAGGTAACCATAATGATGACGATTATATTGATGCCTGTGGTTATTCGGCAATAGCAGGAGAACTGAATGAGTAAAAAAACAATAAAGTGCCACTTTAGGAGTAGTCAATGGATAACAAGGTAAAAATACCAATTATTAAGGAAGAACTAATAAAGTATCTCAATAGTCTATTCCCTGACAAATGTGCGGATTTAAAAGATTCTGAAAAAGAAATTTATTACAAATCAGGACAAAGGTCAGTCGTTACTCATTTAATCAATCAATACAACATTCAACAGGAGAATTAATAATATGTGTCCAAGTAGCCCTAAAGCTCCCCCAGCACCAGAACCTTTACCACCTACACCACCAATCGTTACTCAAGGTGTGGCAGGTAAAAAACAAATGTCACCTCAGGTAGCAGGAGAAAATTCAGAAGCAGGACAATCCGCATCTAATAAATCTAGAACTAGATTAGGCAGAGGTTCATTGAGAATACCTTTAGCTGGTGATGGTAGCGGTTTAAATTATCCAACAAGTTAATCTAACTTGGAACGATATTCTGTTTCAGATAAAGTCAATTCGGAAAAATCCAAAATTGAGAGTGAATATACAAAATTAGAAATTAATAGAGAAGTATTTATTGAAAGAGCTAGAGATAGTGCTGAATTAACAATACCTCATTTATTCCCACCAAAAGGTTCAAACGAAAGTACAAACTTCCCAACACCATACCAATCAGTAGGTTCAAGAGGTGTTATGAACTTATCATCAAAGCTAATGTTAGCTTTGTTTCCCCCACAAGCCCCATTTTTCCGTTTAGGAATAGATGATTTAGTTTACAAAAAATTACAACAAGACCCAGCTCAGAAAGAAACTATTGAACAAGGTTTAGCTCAAATTGAAAAAGCTATAATGGATAACATTGAAGCTACCTCAGATAGAGTTAGTGTTTATGAAGCATTAAAACAATTAATTGTAGGTGGTAATTGTTTATTAAGATTAACTGATAAAGGATTAAGAGTTTATAGATTAGAAAATTATGTAGTTAAAAGAAATCCTCAAGGCGAAATTTTAAAAATTATTATTAAAGAAAGTATAAGTCCAACTTCTCTCCCACCAGAAATTGCAAAACAAATAACAAAGAAAACTGACGAAGAAAATAAAAACTTAAATTTATTTACTTATATTTATAGAGAAGTAGATAAATATTGTTTAATTCAAGAAGTTGCTAAAAAACAAATTCTTAAAAAAGAATATAAATTAGATGAGCTTCCATTCATTGCTTTACGTTTTAACAGAGTTGATGGTCAAGATTATGGTAGAGGTTTAGTAGAAGCATATTTAGGAGATTTAAAATCATTAGAAGGTTTAACTAGAGCTATATTAGAAGGTTCTACTGCATCAGCTAAATGTTTATTTTTAGTTGCTCCAAATGGTTCAACTAGAGCTTCATCTATTGCAAAAGCAAATAATGGTGCAATTATTGAAGGTAATGCACAAGATGTAAGTGTTCTTCAAGTTGGTAAATTTGCTGACTTTAGAGTTTCATTAGAAACAATAAATAAAATTGAACAAAGATTACAATTTGCATTTTTATTAAATTCATCAGTTCAAAGACAAGCAGAAAGAGTTACTGCTACAGAAATATCTTTAATTGCTAATGAACTTCAAGATGCTCTTGGTGGTGTCTATGGTTTACTTACAGCAGAATTTCAACTTCCATATTTAAAAGCAAAAATATCAATGCTTAAAGAAGCAAAATTATTACCAGATTTACCAAAAGATATTGTTAAACCAAAAATTATAGTTGGATTAGAAGCATTAGGAAGAAGCTCAGATAGATTAAGATTACTTCAATTTATGTCTGACCTTGCAGGAACTTTAGGTGCAGATGTTTTAGGTAGATATATAAATTTAGAAGATGCGATTAAGAAATTTGCAGTAGCAAATGGGGTTGATACAGCAGGATTAATTAAATCCACTGAACAAATACAACAAGAACAACAACAACAGCAAGTGCAACAATTTGCACAACAATCTCTTGCAGACCCTCGAGTAGCCATTGAGCTTGGTAAAGCTAATGCCGAAAATCCGCAAGGTATGATTGATGCAGTTAAACAAGTAACTAATCAACAATAGGATATAATATGAATACTCAAAGAGTAGAAGTGGTAGCAGATAATAAAAATGTAACTTTAGAACAATCAGCACAAGATTTAACTAAAGCAGGAGTTAATGTAGGAGCAGAAGTTATTTCTGCAAATTCAGGAACTAATACAGTTATATCTCAACCTAAATCATTAACTGAAAGCACAGAACAAAAACCTGAATGGCTTCCTGAAAAATTTAAAAATGCTGAAGAATTAGCTAAAGCATATTCTGAATTAGAAAAGAAATTTTCATCTAATACTAAAGAAGCAAAACAAGAAGCTCCTAAAAATAAATCTGAAGAAGTTAAAACTGAAGGATTTACTTTAGATAAATATAATCAAGAGTATGCTGATACAGGTGTTTTATCTGAAAACTCTTATGCTGAACTTGCTAAATTAGGTTTAGATAAAAATTTAGTAGATGGTTACATTGAAGGTCAAAAAGCAATTTCTGACAACTACCAAAAACAAATTTACAACGAAGTAGGTTCTCAAGAACAATATAACCAACTTATAGATTGGGCTTCTAAAAATTTATCTAATGAAGAAGTTGAAAGTTTTAATGATGTAGTTTCTAATGGTTCAATACAAGCAATGAAATTTGCTGTTAGAGGATTGATGGCAACTGCTGGAATGAAACAATCATCTCCAAAACAACAAGATTTATTTCAAGGAGATAGTGATGTTATTTCTGTAGATGCGTTTCAGTCTATAGCTCAAGTAACACAAGCTATGAATGACCCAAGATACGAAAAAGACCCAGCATACAGAAAAGAAGTAACTGATAAAATAGCTAGAAGTTCCGTTCTTTAATGCGTGATTATAAGTCTGAATACAAAAATTATCAGGGGAAACCTGAACAGATAAAAAACAGAGCTTCTCGTAATTTAGCTAGAAGACTTATGAAGAAAAAATTGGGTGCTAAAATTAATGGTAAAGATATTGACCATAAAGATGGTAACCCAAGAAATAATTCAAGAAATAATTTAAGAATTATGTCTAAGTCTGCCAATAGGAGTAAAAAATAATGTGGTGGAGTTTAATTCCAACTGTACTTAAAACAGGTGCAGAAATTTATAAAAATCATAAGCAATCTGAGTTTTTAGAATCTGAAGCTGAACGTAAATATTATGAACGTATGGCTAAAGGTGAGATTGAATATCAAAGAGATGTTGCAAGTGAACAAGATAAAAGTTGGAAAGATGAATTTGTCTTAGTCATAGTAACACTTCCTATTTTAATTTTAGCTTGGTCAATATTTTCAGGAGACCCAAAGATACAAAGTAAATTAGATTTATTTTTTGAATATTTTAATAAATTTCCTGATTTTTATAAATGGTTAGTAGTTGGAATATTTGGTTCTATCTACGGATTAAAACCTACACTTGATGTGTTTAAAAAATAGTAGTGCCTTTAAAAAGAATAGTTAGATTTAAAAAAGTTATTATTAAAAGTAATAAGTTTAAAAAGAAACCTAAAAAATAATCACCATCTCTCACTAGAGAGGTGACCTAATGAAAATTCAAAAGGATTGCCTGTTACGACAGATAACTCTCTGAATAGGAAAGTACATTAGCTGACACAAAAAAGACAAACCAAACAAACAAAAAAGGAGACATATAAATGTCAAACGCAACTCCATCACGTCTGGGTCAAATAAACTCAGCAGGTGATGCAAATGCACTTTTCTTAAAAGTTTTCTCTGGTGAAGTTCTTTCAGCTTTTGAACGTGAAAATCAACTGCTTGGATTAACTTCTGTAAGAAGTATTACTTCAGGAAAATCTGCACAATTCCCTGTAACTGGAACAATCAGTTCAGGTTACCACACTATTGGTAACGAAATTCTTGGTTCTGCTGTAAGCAAAAACGAGAAAGTTATCAATATTGATGACATGCTATTAGCATCTGCATTTCTAGGTGAAATAGACGAACTTAAAAATCATTATGATGTTCGTTCAGTTTACTCAAGAGAAATGGGACAAGCATTAGCAAAAACTGTAGATAAAAATCTACTTAACTTAGTTGTTCTAGCTTCTAGAGCATCTGCAAACATAACAGGCGGCAACGCAGGATTACAAATTACTTCTGCAACTGCTAAAACTTCTGCTTCTGCATTGGTTACTGCAATCTTTGATGCAATCCAATCATTAGACGAAAAAGATGTTCCATCTCAAGGTAGAGCAATTATCGTTGCTCCTGACCAGTATTATCAATTAGCAAATCTAGATAGTTTAATTTCTAGAGACTTCTCTGCTAATGCAGGTGATAGAGCAAAAGGAACTGTAGTGTCAATCGGTGGAGTACCAGTTATTAAATCTAATACTGCTGTTGCTTCATTTACTGACCAATCTGCGGCTTCTACAACAGGACAAAACAATACATACATCGGAGACTTCTCAACAGTTGCCGCAGTTGTATTCCACAGTTCTGCTGTTGGTACAGTTAAATTAAAAGACCTAGTTCTAGAAAGTACATACGACCCTAGAAGATTAGGAACTCTTTTAACATCAAGAATGGCTTTAGGTCATGGTATTTTAAGACCTGAAAGTGCTGTTTCAATTAAGACTGCTTAATTAATTATTAAGTTAAAAACTGGGGGAGATTAATTTCTCCCCCTTTAAAAATATTCTCAAATGACAATTACAAATCGCACAACCGAACTAGAAGCTGTTAATACAATTCTTTCTACAGTGGGTGAAGCTCCATTAAGTTCTTTAACTGGAAGTTTACCTGTTGATGGAACAATGGCTAGAAATGTTCTAAACGAAATTAATAGAGAAGTACAATCTCAAGGTTGGCATTTTAATACACATTACAAAGCAACATTATCAAAAGATGGTAGCAATAAAATTCCTTTAGCTAGTAATGTTTTAAGAGTTGAATTAGACCCAAATAAATTTTCAAAATTATCTTACGATATAGTACAAAGAAATAATTACATTTATAATCTTGCAGAAAATACAGATATTTTTGATAGAGACTTTGATGAAGTTACAATAGTTTACCTTTTAGATTTTGCAGACATACCAGAAGCGGCTAAGAGATATATAACTATTAGAAGTGCTAGAGTATTCCACGATAGAACTTTAGGAGCAACTACACTTCATAAATTTTCTCAAGAAGATGAAGCAAGAGCTTTAATTGTTTTAAAACAAGCTGAAGCATCAACAGGAGATTACACAATATTTGATAATCATTTAGGTGCATACACAGTAAGTAGAACTAACGTAATTTATTAAAATGGCACTAGTTAGCAAAACTATTCCTAACTTGGTGCAAGGTGTATCACAGCAACCTGAAGTATTAAGATTATCGTCACAATTTACATCTCAATTAAATGGATTTTCTAGTGTTGTAGAAGGTTTAAAAAAAAGACCTAACACTACACATATAAAAAAAATTTCAACATCAGCTCTTACTAATGCGTATGTTCATACGATTAATAGAGATTTAACAGAACGATATATTGTTATTATTACTAATGGTTCTATTAGAGTTTTTGATACTACAGGAACAGAAAAGTCAGTTGTTATGCAAACAGGAGCTTCTGCATATTTAACTTCAGCATCTCCAAGAACTCAATTTTCTTGCACTTCTATTGCTGATTATACTTTTGTTCTTAATAAAAATATTACAACAGCTATGTCGGCAACGACAAGCCCAGCTAAATTACAACAAGCTGTCTATACTTGTACTCAAGGAATTAACGGAATTAAATATTCAATTACAATAGACGGAACTACTTATAACACTACATTAGCTACTACTGGTTCTGTAACTACAGAGCAAGTTAGAGATGGTTTAAGAAGTGCTATTGGAAGTCCTGCTGGATTAACATTAGCAAATATAGGTAATTCAAGTTTCTCAGTTATTAAAGCATCAGGAACATTAGCTATTAGTGCTTCAGATAGTTATGGAGACCAAGCATCTCAAGTAATTAAAGACACTGTAGATAATTTTGATGCTCTACCTTTACCAGCAATTAATAATATGGTTGTTGAAGTAACAGGTGATGCAACAAATAAGTTTGATAATTATTTTGTAAAATTTATTGAAAGCTCTGGTGGTGATGGAGTGTGGGAAGAAACAGTTGCTCCAAATACAGTTATTGAAATTGACGAAACAAAGATGCCGCATGTTCTAATTAGAACTGCTGATGGAAATTTTAGATTTACACAATGTGATGATAGTACATACACACTTAGTGGGACAACTTATGAAGTGCCAGTTTGGGGAAATAGAGTAGCAGGTGATTTAACTTCTGCACCAGACCCAAGTTTTATAGGAAGCAAAATTAACGAAATCTTTTTTCACAGAAATAGACTAGGATTTTTAGCTGATGAAAATATTGTAATGTCTAGAAGTGGAGAATTTTTTCAATTTTTCCCAGAAACAGTTACACAAGTTTTAGATACAGACCCAATAGATGTAGCATCAACACATTCTAAAGTTTCTATCTTAAGGTCAGCAGTATCATTTGATGAAGAACTTTTAATATTATCAGACCAAACACAGTTTATTTTAACAGGTGGAACAGTATTAACTGCCGCTAATGTTGCTATAAATGTTACTACAGAATTTGAAAGCGATAGAAATATTAAACCTATTAATGCTGGTTCTAATGTTATCTTTGGTTTTCCTAAAGGAAACTATACAGGTTTTAGAGAATATTATATTTCCTCTGATACTGACATAAAACAAGCAGAGGATATTACTGCAAATGTACCAAAATTTATTCCTAAGAATGTATTTAAAATAACTACTGCAACTAATGAAAACATTGTTGTTGCAATAAGTTCTGATGAAGCAAATGCTCTTTATGTTTATCAATATTATGTTTCAGGAAATAAAAGATTACAAAGTGCTTGGCATAAATGGACTATAGGTACTTCTGCTAACACAAATATATTAAACGCAGATTTTATTGAAAATTCTTTATATTTAGTAATTCAAAGAGGAACAGACGTATTTATTGAGACTTTAGATATATCTCCAAATGTAACAGATACAGGAGCAACTTATTTAACTCATCTAGATAGAAAATTACAAGAAAACTCTACAGGAGTTTCAAGAAGTTATAACGCAGGAACAGACCAAACTACTATCACACTTCCATACGCAATTAAAAATACGATGTCAGTTGTAACTAGAAGTGGTGGTGCAAATATTTCTGGTAGAGAAATTGCTATAGTTAGTCAAACAGTTGATGGTACTGCGATTGTTGTTAGTGGAAATGTTTCTTCTACAAATTTATTTATAGGAGAAAGTTATAATTTTACATTTACTTTTTCTCAACAGTTTATGCAAGATGCTGATACAGCAGGTTCTAAAATTTCAGTTAAAGAAGGAAGACTACAAATTAGAAGCTGGGCAGTGTCTTATAATGACACAGGTTATTTTACGACATTAGTTCAACCTGTTGGTAGAAGTAGTTCTTCAACTACATTTACAGGAACAATAACTGGTACAGGTTTATTAGGTACAGTTAATTTAGAAGATGGTGATTATGAATTTGCTGTTCAATCAGAGAATGACAAATTTACTGTTACAATAAGTAACGACAGTCATTTACCTTCTAATTTTATTAATGCTTCTTGGAATGGTTATTATGTTAGCCCAACAACAAGGATTTAATCATATACGTTTAACTGTTCTTGAAGATATAAAGAATTTAGCTCCAAGATTAAGATTTGAAGATAAAAGAGAAATTTTGAGTTCTATAGGTCTTACACCTTACGAAGGTCTTTATTATAGTTACAAACATTCAACAGTTTGTTTTACAATATTTAATTCTAAAAATATTCCGATAGCAATTTTTGGGATAAACCAAATTACAAATTCATTGTCTAGTATTTGGCTTTTAGCAAGTAATGGTTTGAAAGAAGTTGAGATACCATTCTTAAGACAATGTAGAAATTTAGTAAATTTTTTAACAAACAAACATAAAATACTTTTCAATTTTGTAGATTGTAGAAATGAACTCCATATCAAATGGTTAAGATGGTGTGGTTTCAAGTTCTTACGAAAAACTAATTACGGAGTATTAAATCAACCTTTTTATGAAATTATAAAAATATGTGCGTAGAACCTACAACAGCTTTGATGATTGCATCAGTTGCATCAGCAGGTATTCAATACCAAGCAACTAATGCTCAACAAAAAGCACAGCAACAAGCTCAAAATAGGCAAAATGAATTAGCAAGACAAAATGCTATTCAAAGATATGCCGCAGAAGGTTTAAAAATAAGACAAATTACATCACAAACATCTGCAAAAGGTTTTGAAGCTAGTAAGAAAACTAGGTCTGCACAAGCTCAATATGTAACACAAGCTGGTGATGCTGGTGGACTAATGATGAGTGGTTCTACTGATGCACTAATGAGAGATTTTTATAGAGTAGATGGTAATTATAAAAATTCATTAACTCAAAATTTAAAACTTAATGAAAGTCAATTTAGAAGAAATTTAGAAGCAATTCAGTTTGGTCAAGAAAGTCAAAGCACTTACGTTACAGCACCAAACCCAGAATTAAACTTTGCTACTCAAGTTCTTAACGTAGCAAACACTTATTACGGATTAGAAGCTGAAAAAGCTAATAGAGGTCTTCAAACAAATAGAGAAAAAAATAGAAATAGAAGCGAAGTAGAGGGTTTTAACATTGGCTAAAAAATCATCAAGAACTCCAACAGGTTTAAATTTAACTCCTGAATTACCTGAAGTTGCTTCTCGAGATTTTAATTTATTTTACACACCACAAAAAGAACCAGAGATTGCAGGTCTTAAAGAATTTACTTCTGCATTAGATAATTTTATTAATAGTGGTGGAACAAAAGCTGTTCTTGCAAGTGAAGCAGAAGATAAAAAAATTAATTCTGCACAAGCACAACAAGATTACGCACAAAATAAATTAGCATTTAAAGAAGCTATTAAAGCTGGACAAATTGATGCAACAGCTAATCCATATTATTTAGAAAAATATAAAGAACTTACTTTAAATTCTTTTGCTTCTGAATTTAGTTCAAAATTAAATAAAGCATATCAAGACCAAAAAATAGTAGAGGATATAAGACCAAATTCTTTTGATAATTTTTATAAAGACCAATTAGGTAAATTTATTAAGGAAAGAGAATTAGGAGCTTTTAATCCACTTGATTTAGAAAAAGGGTTTTTTAAAGAAACTTCTGGTTTTAGAAATCAATTTGAAAATAATCATAGAACAGCTCAATTAACAGTATTTAAAGAAAAGTTTAATGACAGAGTAAAAGCTAGAATTGGTGCAGTTATAGACCAGTTTAAAAATTATGAAGATAGTGCTTTTGCTGAAAGCGGTTCAGGTTATAACAAATATAATTTAATGGCAGACAGCATTAACGCATTAATAGCCGAACTAATAGATGTTAATGGAGATGGTAGAGAAACTATTGATGTTGTTTTAGATGGAATAAAAAATTGGGCTACTACTACTAGTGATTATGAATTGGCTAAAAAAATTGTTAATGAGCTACCAGCAAAATTATTAGCAGGAACAAACAGTATTGAAAATATTGGTAGAGTTAAATTAGAAAAAGATAAATTATTTGATGCTTTAGTTGAAAAATCTGCTGAAAGAACAAGTAAATATAATCAATTAACTAAAGGTCGTAGAGAACAAGAACAATTAAATACCTACAGTTTTCTAGCTGAAAAAGTTAAAGAAAATCCTGATTTTGATGTTACCGCTTGGCTTAATGACCCAAAACGAACAGGTTCAGAAAAACAAGGTGCTACTGATTTTATAAAAGATTTACAATTTGATAGAGGTAATACTGACAATATAGAAGTATTAAGAAAAATAGACAGATTAAATGCTGAAGGTAAATATGCTGAAGCATACGAATATACAAGAGAACAATATCAATTAGGAAATTTAAGAAACGATACTAAAAATAAATATATTAGTGAATACATCGCTGATGCACAATCAGGCAAGTATGATGAAGTTTTACAAAATAGTTTTGTTAGAGGTGATTTAGCTAGAATATCTAAAATTATTTCTTCTGAAAAAGGTGGCGGTTCAGCTTTAGATGCTTCTGATTTTACTACTTATGTAACTAGAAAATTAAGAACTTGGTATAAAGACAATAGAGCTAATTACAAAACACAATCTGATTTAGATGATGCCATAGAAAAAAAATATATGGAATTAGTTAAAAATTATAGAAGTGTAAGAGAAAATGATACTTTATTTGGTAAAATTGATGAAACTACAAGAGGTGGACAAGGCAACATAATTCAAAACATTGATAATGCTATTGAACAAAAAAAACAGCAAGAAGAATTAGCTAAACAAAAAATAAAAGAAGAAAATAAAAATCTTAAAGATGATGAAATTCAGAAACTTTATGATTTAAAACAAAAAGAAAAAAGAAAATTTAAAAGTCCTGCTGAAGCTAAAAAAGCCCAAGAAGCTAAAGATGAACGTAAAGCATTAGAAGTTATGAAAAATCCTTTAACAGGTTTAATTAGAGATGCTTTTGACCCAAATTTTAATAAAGATAAAAAATAATATATGGCACAAAAATATGAACTTCCTAATGGTAAATACATTGAGGTAGAAGATGATTTTATTGGGTCACAAGAAGAAAAAGAATTATTAGACCAGTTTAATCAAAGACAACCAGTACAATCTGCTCAACCAATACAACAAAATGATGTTGTACCTGAAGGCAAAGAGAATAATTGGTTATATGATACTGCTGTAGTTGCTCCATACGAAGGTGCAAGAAAGTTCATAAATTCGTCAGGAAGACTAATTGAGGATTTAGGTGACACTTTAGGAGAAGCCACTAATATTTATGGTGTAGCTTTAGGAGAAAAAGCTAATAATGGCTTAATAGAGCTTGTTTCTTACGATGAAGCTAGAGCAAAGGGTTTAAAAGACCCAATATTTGGTGAAACAGGAAAAAGAGATTTTAATTCAATAAGAGGGTTTTTTTACGACCCATCAAGACCTGACAACGATGATTACACTACTAGTATGGTTGGTAGCTTTGTTGAAGCAGGAACTCAATTTTTATTAGGTTATGCAACAGGTGGTAAAATATTATCGCAATTTGGAGCAGTAGCACCAATAACTACAGCTCAAAAAATAGCTCAAACAACAACACAAGGAGCTATTGCAGACTTTATTGCATTTGATGAAAACTCAGGAAGATTTGCTGATGTTGTAACAGAATTTGCACCAGATTTTGGAAATACATTTTTATCATATCTACAAACAAATAAAGACGACACTTGGTATGAAGGTAGATTAAAAAACTCCATAGAAGGTATTGGTCTTGGACTAATGGCAGAAGTTCTTTTTAAAGTAGCCAAAGTTTCAAAAAGTAAAATTAGCAACACATATAATGAAGTTGATTTAAAAGCTGATGAAGTAATTATTGGTAAATCACAAGAAGCAATTATTGGAGTAAAAAATAAATTAGACGAAGCTCAGACAATCGGTGAGAAAATGAAGATTGTTAATGAAGCTCTAGAAAATGTAGATGGACTTAGTCCAGCTCCTAAACAAATTTCAAAAGAAGAAAAAGTAATATTATTAAATAAAATTGCTCAAGAAGATTTATTAGTAAACTTTGATAAGTGGAAAGCAGGGGAGATGTCTGCTGAGGAAGCATTTAGTATTCCTAGAAGCTGGATTAACCTTGATACCTTTGATAAAAAATTAACAACACAAGAATTAGTTAATACTACTACTTCAATTATAGAAGCTGTTAAAAAAAGCTATAATCAAGTAGATAAGAAATTTTCTGACGAAGTTATTAAAAGAAAAGCAATACTTGAGTATGGTGGAGACTTAAACAAAGTTTATCAAGATTTTGCTGATTTAACAAAAACATTTCAAGAAAAAGAAATTGCACCTCTAATATATCAACATGAGATAACATTAAATTCTCTAGTTAATATGTTAGCTCCTATGGTTCGTCAGTCTAAAATGGGATTACGACCACAAGCAGAAATTGACCAATTAATTAATTTGATTGGTGCTATGCAAAATAATCGTAAGATTGTTGCTAGTGAGTTTGGTGGTGGCTTAAAAACATTTGGACAAACTAAAGAAGAATTTATTCAATCTAATATTCTTCAAGAAAATTTAAGAAAAGCTGTTGGTGAGTTTGAAAATTTTAGTTCTAAAGACCCAGAAGCTAAAGCAAAACTTTTAGATAAATTAGCTTCTTTAGATAAACCTGATGTTACTAGAAGAATTTTAAATTTTGCTTTAAGCAATAAGGTTTGGGACGTTGCAAACGAAGTATGGATTAATGCTTTATTATCTAATCCAAAAACACAATTAGTTAATGCTTTTTCAAACGCAATAACAGCTATTGCTAGACCTGTTGAAGATATAATGGGTTCTAAATTATCTGCTTGGTTAGATGGAGATAATCTTGCAAAGAAAGCTGTTTATGAAGGACAGATTAATGAAGCCAAATCAACATTCGCAGGATTATTTAGTTATTTAAGAGATGCTACGAAATACACTGGCACTGCTTTAAAAAATGGTGAGCTTGTCTTAGATGCAACTACAAAAGCAGATACAGCAACTTCTAGAGCTACTGGTACAGGAACAATAGGTAATATAGTTAGATTACCAACAAGATTTTTAAATGCTACTGACGAGTTTTTTAAACAAATTAATTACAGAGCTAAATTAAGTTCATTAGCATTACAAGCTGGTGAAGCTAAAGGATATAAAGGAAAAGATTTAGATAGTTTTGTTAAAGAATATATTAGACAAGGTTTTGACGAACAAGGTTTAAGAGGAACAAATCTTGAAGCATTAAAGTATGCACAAGAAAATACTTTTACTAATGAACTAACTGGTTTTGCTAAAAAGTTTCAAGACGCAATTAATACTTACCCAGCATTAAAACAATTCTTTCCATTCGTAAGAACACCATTCCAATTAGCTAAAGCTATTGCTGACAGAACTGTTGGTGGAGTTACTTATAATCTTGACCATTTATTAGGAAGGTCAGGCGACCCAAGAATGATTGCTAAAGTTAGAGGTCAGACTGCTATGGGTGGAATATTATTAACTTCTGCTTCAGCACTATACCAACTTGGAATGATTAGTGGTTCAACAAACCAAAAAGGTGATGGTAAAGCATTAGATAAATATACTGATGCTGAGTTATTAAGACTTAAAAAATCAGAAACTAACTTTAAACCTTACTCATTTAATTTTGGAGATACTCAAATTCAATTTGGAAGATTAGACCCTTATGGTGCTTTCTTTGGAATTGTTGCAGATTTTATGAGTATTAGAGACAGACTAACTCAAGAACAAATTGAAAGAGTTGGTGCTGATATGAATTTATTCTTAGCAGGACAAATGGACAGTAATCCTATTTCTTTTGCTGACAGACAATTAATAAATGCTAGAGCAGGTATTAATTCTTTACAAACAAACATTTTAAATAAAACTTATTTTCAAGCCATACAAGAAATTGTAGATGCAGTATTTGACCAAGATGGCACTACTGCAAGTAAATATTTTACAAATAAAGTTGGAAGTTTTGTACCTAATATTATTTCTAAAATTAATAATGACCCATACCTAAGAGACGCACAAGGTATTATTGATGAAATTATAGGTAAAAGATTAGGAGTAGGAACACCACCATCACCTAAATATAATTTTATGGGTGAAGCTCATAAAGCTAATGATGAAGATTCAATTCAAAGATTTTTTAATAACTTTTTAAATCCACTTTCAATAGGTGATAAAACCAATGACCCTGTTGCAATGGAAATTTTAAGATTAGGAAAAGCTCCAACAACTTTAAAGAAGTTTCAAGATGGAGTTGATTATACTGAATATAAGTTTGGTAAAAACACAGCTTATGACAAAATTAATCAATTATTAAATACTACAAAAATTGAAGGTTTAACTTTAAAAGAAAAATTAGCAGACGTAATACAATCAGAAGATTATCAAAATTTATCAGACCCAATTAAATTAGCTCAAGGTATCTCTGATGATGGAACTAAATATAAGCGAATAAATTATATTTATGAAATTTACAAAACTAAAGCTGAAGCATTATTTGAACAAGAAAAAAGTAACTACAAGAATATAAATAATCCTGACAGAAATCTTTTTAGTGATGTTCAAAAACAAAAAAGAAATAAACAAGTAATAGGTGGAAGTAGAGATTTAGACAGACTTCAACCATTAATTAACTTTTACCAAGAATAACTAATGCCAACATATTTCGCACAAGTTACCTACACAGGTAACGGAAGCACTACGTCTTATGCAATAGGGTTTCCTTTTATAGATAGCTCTCACGTTAAAGCATACATAAATGGAACTTTAACTGCCGCATTTACTATAAGCACATCAACTCTTACATTTACTACTGCCCCAGCTAATGGTGCTACAATCAGAATACAAAGAGAAACTCCTATTGATGTTAGACTTGTAGATTTTGCTGATGGTTCAGTTCTTACTGAAGCAGACTTAGATAGGTCAGCTAATCAGAGTTTTTATGTAGCCCAAGAAATTACAGATGACCAAGTAAATAATTTAGCAGTAGATGTTGATGATAAGTGGGACGCAAAAAGCAAAACAATTAAAAACGTAGCATCACCAGTAAACGACAATGATGCAGTTAATAAAGCATTTATAACTACAAATTTACCAGCAATTAATACTGTAAATACAAATATAGCTTCTGTTGCAACAGTAGCTTCCAATATTGCAAATGTTAATGCTGTAAACTCTAATAGTGCAAATATAAATTCAGTAGCATCTAATTCTGCAAATATTAATTCAGCAGTTTCAAATGCTACAAATATAAATGCAGTAGTTGCTAATTCAGTAAATATAAATACTGCCGCAGGTGCAAATGCAAACATTACTGCTGTAGCTTCGCAAATTACCCCAACTAATAACATTGGAACACTTGCTGGATTAACTACACAAATTACAGGTGTTTATAATATTAGAGACGCAATAACTACTGTAGCTAATAATTCAGTAGATGTTCAAGCTCTAGCTAACGAAATTCAAAAAGTTATAACTGTTGCTGACGACCTGCAAGAAGCAGTTTCAGAAATTGACACAGTATCAAACAATATAAATATAATTAATACTGTTGGTAATAATATTAATGCAGTTAATACAGTTTCAGGAAATTTAGTTGGAATTAATAGTTTTAACGAAAGATACAGAATATCTGCAACAGCACCTACAACTTCATTAGATATTGGAGATTTATGGTACGACAGTGCTAATTCAAATTTAAGAGTTTATACTGCTAATGGTTGGCAAATAGCTTCAGATTATATTCAAAATTTAGTTAATGATTATAGATACGATATTACTGGCACTCCTTCTTATGTAGAAGGTGCTTCTAACAATGCAAATGCCGCAGTATTTGATTATGCGGAAAACAGTTTAGTAAACGTATTTGTTAATGGTCTTAGAATTATTCCAACAGAGGATTATACTTTAAGTAAAAATAATAATGTCGCTAGAGTTACTTTTGTTTCTCCTTTAATAAATGGAGATGTTGTTTACATACAAGTATTTAGAAAATTACAAACAGTAGAAGAACAAACACTTCAAGGTTATGTATCAACTACATTAGGTTATAAAAATACTACAGAAGGATTTAAAAATACTACTGAAGGGTTTAAAAATTCAGCAGAAACTTCAGCAACTAATAGTGCAAACTCTGCAACAGCAAGTGCTAACTCTGCAACTGCTTCTCAGAACTCTGCAACTGCTAGTGCTTCAAGTGCCGCTTCAAGTTTACAATCTTTAAATAGTTTTAATGCGGCTTATACTTATTCAGTTACACCACCAAATAATCCTGCAAATGGTGCTATTTGGTTTGATACAGCTACTACAAGATTAAAAGTTTATGTTTCTCAAAATAATACTGGTTGGGTAAACGTAGGTACTTATGTTGAAGGGTTATTAACTAATTATACTTATATAGCAACACAGGGTCAGACTGTATTTAATGGTGCTGATACTAGCAGTCCATCAAAAACTTTAGCTTTTAACGCAACAGGAAACGTATTTGTATTTGTAAATGGAATTAGAATTACACCAACTACTGATTATACATTATCTGCTGGTAATACTTGTACATTAGTAGAAGCGGCGAATACTGGTGATGTTATTTACATTGAAGTTATCCAAAAGATTTCTTTAACAGAAGAACAATTATTACAAAGTTATGTTGCTTCAGCTTTAGCAGATAAAAATACTGCAACTACACAAGCTGGAATATCAACTGCTCAAGCAGTAATATCAACAACACAAGCAACTAATGCAAGTGCAAGTGCTTCTGCGGCTTTAGCATCTCAAAATGCTTCAGCAACTTCAGAAGCTAACGCATTAAGTTATAGAAATACCACTTTAACTTATAAAGATGCGGCTAACCAAAGTGCTATTGATGCGGCGGCAAGTGCGGCTTTAGCAACAGTTGGTGGTGGTGTATTTAAGATTTCTGCAAACGACACAACTTCAAACGTATTCAATTTAAAAGTAAGTGTAGGAAACGGAATTACTAAGACGTTAAATAATGCTGGTGGAAATGAGAGTGTAACTCTTTCATTACCATTTACAGAAACAGTAATAACACCAACAAGTGGTCAAACTGTATTTAACACAGCTTATGTAGTGAACTTTGTTCAGGTTTATGTGAACGGAGTTAAATTAATAAAGGGAGTAGATTTTACCGCAACTGACGGAACAACAATAACATTAAATGATGCTCTGTTGTCTAATGACGTAGTTGAGATTGTTAAATTTGCTTAATAACTAAAACAAAAAAGGAAAAATAAATAAATGACAAAAGCAAGAAACCTATCCAAGATTATAGATGGTTCTGGCAACTTAGTTGTACCTAATGCTGGTGGCAATGCTCGTAGTTTAGGTATGGTTAAAGCTGATGGAACTCCTATTGATGCTTTAGATAGAGCAACAACAAGTGCAACAGTAATTAATACAGCGACACCTTATGCTGGTTATCTATCTGCTGGTATTGCGGCAGGTGCTTCAAACGCATTAGATGTAGACCCAGTATATAATACTACAGCAACAGGAAATTATGAAAATGCTTCTGGTACAGTAGTATCTCAAGCGATTAATTTAAAAAAACCTAGAAACGGAAATTGGTGGGAGTGGTCAGGTTATGGTTTTGCAGGAATACCAACTTCAAATTGTGCAAACAATGGTGCTTACGATGGTGCTGGGGGTTATACATCTTCATTCCAAGCAGTAAGTGTTGATAATATATTTAGCGGTTGGT